CCATCTCAAATGAATTATTCCTTTCTATTTCACGGCCAAGAGTATCAAGTCAAATTTCACCAAGTATAAAAATAAAAAAATAAAAAAAGGTATCCTTATGGGATGCAACCTTTTTTTACCTTTTTCACTTACTTTTAAAAAAATTGAAAAACTTTTTCTCTCATTCTACTTTTGCATTAAACCAAATCAAACCCTATAAACTACAAGTTTTAAATATGAACGCTTCTATTGACAACACTTTAAAAACCGTTACTTTAACCCCATTGGTACTAAGTTATATGAAAACCATGATTATTGGTCCAGAAAATAACGATTCATTTATCAAATTCATTCGTGAATATCTCAATGATATCGACGTCGATAAATTAACGTCTCAAAAAGTTATTTTAGCATTTAAAATGCTTGATGATGAAAAGTGGGTTTCTCATGATGCCGATGTGATGGGGCATCTTGCTTCTATTCTTATCATGGCGTTCAAGTTGATTCCTTCCAGTAGAATCAACCAAATCATTACTGATTCTTTGGAAGATATTGAAGATTGTAAATCACTTGGCATATTTACCGAAAAAACTTATTTGAAACATTGTCGTTATTTAATTCATTTTGCAATCATTCATCAAAAAATTAATGAATTTCATCTCGATGATATGAGACCCAAATCTTCATGGATTTTACAATCCCGCTCTAATTTACTTCATCTAAAATTCCCAGTTTATTTCAATGATATTTATCACGATGACCCTTTTTATGACCACATTCGTTCCGTTGAACAACTTATTATGTAATTAACAAAATGAAAAAGTGACTTTCCACTTGGAAGGAATACCTTTTTTAACGCGTTTCATTTTTTACCATTTTTTCCTCCATTTTTTAAAATTGAAATACTTTTTCTCTCATTTCATTTTACTACCAAAAACAAATCAAACCAATACTACAAGTTTATTAACCAAGAAATTCAAAATGTCAATTCAAGATTTCAACGAAATTCCTGTTGCTGAATTCAACGAATTCATCGATTCGATGATTTTTGAAAACGATCCAATAGTCGAAACAATTGAATGTCCTATTTGCATGGACCCAATTGAGCAAAACAAAAACAGTGTTGTAACTGAATGCGGTCATAAATTCCACTGTAGTTGTTTAATGAAAAACTCTTGCCATAATGGTTTTGATTGCCCTTTATGCAGATCAGCTATGGTTGAAGATATCGCCGATGAGGATGGGGACGATGAAGAAAATGACGATGAAGAAAGTTACGATTCCGAGAATGATTCCGATGAAAATTCTGAAACTGAAGAAGATGAAGTTATTAGAACAATTGTTATCGAAGATTTTGACGAATTGATAGATAATGTTTGCTGTTATTATAGTAATACCAATCTTGGTCGTTATTCATTAGAAAATTCGGTAATGTTAATGTTAAAATTTGCGAATCATGACGAATTATTAGAAGATTTTGATCGTTTTGTTATAAATAATCATCACGAACAATTAGAAAAAGTATTTCAAATATACAAAAGAACACTTCTTCTCAACGAACATTTCAGAAAACATTCAAAAAAAATTGCTCAAAACACCGAACAGGAATTATTTGCAAAAGAAGATATCAATGTAATTTCAATTAAAACCGTTGAAAAACCAGCCTTGACTATTGATGATACTATTCAAAAAATTAAAAATGTCATGAGAGAAATCGGCGAATTAAATAGTTATGCAAATACTTTAATGAAACAAATCACACCAGAAATATTTCACAATAAACACCAAAGAACCAATATTATCGAATTCTTGAAAACATTCAACTCAAACAAGCCTCGTTCAGGAAAAATCTGTTTTACAGAAAATAAAAATCTTATCGATGAAGCATTAAATTTATTAGAAAGTAAAGAAAAAAATATGTAAGTGTAATTAACAAAATGAAAAAGTGACTTTCCACTTGGAAGGAATACCTTTTTTACTTTTTTTTTTACCTTTTTTCCAAAAATCAAAAAAATTGATTTATGATTTCAATAAAAAATAAAATACACCTAACAAACAAAATGTCAGCAGCAGCTTTAAAATTAATAAAAGTATTGAGTGAAAAATATAATTTCGACGCTGATGAAGCGTTGGAATATGTAAACAGTTTAAAAAATCAAAAAAAGGGAAGACCAAAAAAAGTGGTTGAAGTTGAAAATGTAAAAGATTTATTTGAAAAAATGTTGGAAGATGCAGGTGAAAAACCTATTGAAAAACCTAACGACAATAACGAAAAATCTAAAAAAAATGCAGAAAAAGAAGAAGCGAAACGAGCCAAAGATGCTGAAAAAGCAAAAAAGCTCGCAGAAAAAGAAGAAGCTAAAAAAGCCAAAGAGGCTGAAAAAGCAAAAAAGCTCGCAGAAAAAGAACAAGCGAAACAAGCTAAATTAGAAGCGAAACAAGCAAAACAAGCGAAATTAGATGCTAAAAAAAATATTACAAAAGTTCAAGATTCCGATGATGATTCTGATGAAGAAGATGAAAACTCTGAAGCGAAAAAAGCATTAGAATTAAAACCTTTTGAAATAAAAGAAATTCCTATTCAACAAAAACCAGTTTCAGTTATTTTTGCAAATCCAATTTTCGGTGATAACAATGATTCTTCTGATGATGACGAATCAGATGAAGAAGAAGATTCTGATGATGAAGAAGAAGTTTTAGAAAAAAAAGAAGAAACTCCAAAAACAATAGTCATCAATGCTCCTGTTATTAAAACTGATTTAGAAGAAGAAGAATATGAATCTTCTGAGGATGAATCTGACGATGAAGATTCTGACGATGAAGCAGAACAAAAAGAAGAAAAACGTCAAATCATTAATCAAAATCATCAAGAAGAAGACGAAGAAGATTCTGAGGATGAAGAAGAAGATGAAGATGAAGAAGAAGATGAAGATGATGAAGACGATGAACCAGTCAGAGTTAAAAAAATTATCATTAACAAGACAAATTATTTGATTAATTATGCGAATAACGTATTGTACGACGAAAATACCCACGAAGAAATTGGTAAATGGGATAGTGTCTCCGGTAAAATTATTGTTGAGTAAACATATTATAAAAAAGTAACCATATAGAATCCCAAAAGGGAATCTAACATGGAATACTTTTTTAACGTTATCTTGTAAATATTTATATATTTTAAAGATATATGAAATATCTTGGAGGAAAACAACGTTTAGGAAAATACATTGCACCTATATTAATTGATTTATGGGAATTATACGAAACGGTGTTTAATACGAAATTAACAACTTATTTTGAGCCGTTTTGTGGTTCATTAGGGGTATTAAAAAATATGACTGATATAAAAGCAAAAATAATTGCAAATGATTATCATCCTGATTTGATTCAAATGTGGAAAGAAGTAAAAGAAGGAACCTTTGTTTATCCGAAATCAATTTCAGAGGAAGAATATTTAGAAGCCAAAAAACTTCCAAGTCCAAGTGCATATAAATCTTTTGTTGGATTCGGCATGAGTTTCGGAGGAAGATTTTTTGGTGCATATTCCCAAAAATATTTAAATGATAAACCAGAAGATTTTTGCAAAGAAATGACAAATAGTTTAAAACGAATTGCACCTTTAATACAAAAAGTTAAATTCACCAATAAAGACTATACTGAATTCAAACCCAAAAACATGTTTATATACTGTGACCCGCCATATGCTTTCAATAAGTATCCCATTAAATACAGAAGGGATACAAAAAAATACGACGTTTTTGATAACGATAAATTCTGGGAAAAAATGAGAGAATGGAGTAAAGAAAATATGGTAGTCATCTCTGAAATAACTGCACCACCAGACTTTATAAATGTGTGGGAACAAGAACGATATCGTAGTGCGGCTCAAAGTAAAAAGACCAGATTCAGTAAAAAATCTCCAGTTGCGTCAAATACACATAATACTGAAAAACTATTTGTTCACGAATCTATTGCAAAAATATTATTGCCTCATATGAAAAATTAAGTCAGAAATAATTTTCTTTAGTTAACCAAATTTACACAATATATTTTACAAAAATATATATTGTATATATAATGAATGGTATAGATACTATTATCTATCTTGTCGGGTTTTTTTTAATAGGCGGGGCGTTATTTCAAAGTATAAAAGAAGATAAACATGATGTAAAGGGTAATAAAAGAAATCGTAATAGTCGTAGAAATAAAAAATTCATGTTTTATACCAAAAAACACCGAAAATAATTTACTTATAATGGGTGATTGGTATCATTGCACAATCCATATCTATTTTACATAATTTAGAATTTACCGTTTTATTTTTATTATCAAACGTTTTTTGTATTTTAGCCTGCTGAGGTGGGTTGTATTCGTTCACATTGTAGATATCTAAAATTTTGACTATAACCGGACTCCGTTCTATGTCTGTATTATTCATTTCTACAATCTTTATTCCACTATTTATATTTGTACTATTATATTTCATCATTTCTATATTTTCATATTTTTTGAATTTAGTTATAAAATCAAATAAACCGCTTTCTTGACCTTTATCTGATTGTTTTAAATCACCAGTTATTATCATTTTACTACCTTGTCCGATTCTTGTGGTAAGCATCAACATTTGATTTGGAGAACTATTTTGCATTTCATCTGCAATGATAAATGAGTTTTTGAACGTTCTACCTCTCATATATGCGAGTGGTGAAATTTCAATTACATTGTTATGCATCATAGAATCAATATCTCGTTGTGAATAAAATTCTAAAAAAATATCAAAAATAGGACGAGTCCACGGGTCCATCTTTTTATTAATATTTCCCGGTAAAAAACCAAGATCTTCTTCAACAGGAACAACTGGTCTGGTTAATATTATTTTATTAATATTACCACTTTTTAATTCCTTGATTGCATTATTACACGCCAACATTGTTTTTCCTGTTCCGGCTGGTCCGACTGCAAACAATAATTTTATTTTTGGGTCATTTAGATAATTACAATATTGTTCCTGGTTATGAGTTTTTGGTTGATAGTAGCTTGACAAAGATTTTAGTTCTGCGTTTGGACGTTTCATGGATAAATACCGTATATTAAAAGAATTTTTAGAAACAATTAACAAAGATAGGATAATATAACGCATCAACATTTTATTATTTCAACATTTATTTTTAAGTTTTTATTTTATTTATATAAATATAAGAGAATGAGTATTTCTAATTCTGAGATACAAATTATTTATATGGCGATATTCATTTTTGTAATTATGTTTACCTTTTACGGGGGTTACAAGTACTATAAATATCGTAAAAATAAACCGATTCCACGAGGAAACGAATATTATCAAAAAGCATTTAGAGATATAAGTAAAGTGGCAAGTGATTTTGAAAAAAATGAAAAAGTTGAATTATTTGGTGATGATGGTATAAATTATAGAAAATTTATAAACAGTATGATCCAGGAAAATGGTGGAAAAAAGATAACTAAAGAAGGTTACGAAAAAGCATTAAAGGATACAAAGAAAAATCTTATAGACTATAAAAAATGGAAAACAACCGGTATGTTAGAAGGTCCAGCATAAGAATAACATGAAAAATCAACTCTCAACAACATGTATCTTATTTGTATATTTTAAAAAACCGTTTGAACTTTTTAATACCGTCTGGGGTATAACCGTCGCACTTTCTTATCGGCTCCATTTTATATCCATACACGTGTAATATTTGTCTTACTAAATTAATAAATGGCCACTTTTGCATGTCCGTCGCATTTTTCTGCAAACTCGTTAGTGATGACGAACTTAAATGAAGTTTCAACTCATTTACATAATTACGAACAACTTCGTACTTTTCATTATTCAAAAGCAAATCTCTTTCAATAAGTATTTCATTTTCATCATTTAAAAAAATACCGGATTTTTCCAATATTTTTTTACTTATTTCATCCATTTAAATTAACGGCAAATAAATATTTTTTCTAAATACCGAATTCAGGAATAGAATAAACATCTCCATTCTTCACATATTTCGCAATTATTTTTGGGTTCACCTTATTATTTACAATATCTTCCGCTTGGTAAACATTCCCAAATTTGTCCAAATAATAAACGATTCCCATAATCTCTTGTGCCCATAATTCTATCTTTTGCATAGTTTGTTTGTTTTCTTCATTTTCTACTAATCCATGAGGTGTACCCTTCATATGAGTTCCACAGTATTCACATTCATCTTTCTTACGTCGAGTGCATTGTTCGCCGTTTGCTCTTTTTGCACAACAACGTTCAAAATAAGGAACAACATTTTTCACACGTTTTCTTTTCATAAAATCATCCTTATTCAAAGACATACGATCATAATCATATATGAATTTAACCAATTTATTCATTTTTTCATCATTTAATCCAAACTCCATCGATTTTTCAACGATTTTGTCCTTAAATGATGTGATATAAGTGTCAATCTTTTTATTAATACGTTTCTCCATTTTTATCTTGTTAAATTAAATATATAATTAATATTTAATTCAATTTTTAAATTATATAAAAAACCTATTTAGAAAGACATCAATGATGTGATTAAATATTTTGAGGAGAATCTATTTTCGAAGGTAGTACAAAATAGCACAATATTAGAAACAGGTAAAATGCCAGGTATACTCCTATATAATTCAATCCAATATCAAATAATTTAAACAATTGTATAATTGCATATATTAAAATGATTAATAATCCAAATAATGTGATTAAATTACTTGTTTTCATATATAATTTTAAGAAATTAAAATCGTAAATTATATATATAATGCCAAAAACAAATAAAATATATTATTGGATAGTCTTTTTTATTATTTTTTTATTAATTATTTACATCTTAAGTTATGTTCAATACACGTTTAATATCTTGGAATATGACAATAATCATATTATTTTTCTAAACAATAGACAATTAACAAATTTCTTAATACAAGATAATGACAACTATTATAATTCATTTAATCAATTAGACTTTCAAGTAAGAAAAATTAGTTCTCCAGAAGATTATGGATTACTCATCGAAAAAAGTTGTCGTGATTTTACCACTTACGAAAAAAATAAAATAGTCCGATGTATCAACATTCTTGAAACAATAATGGGAAAAATTAAATATCCTTGGTTCGACGGTGAAAAAGCTATGAAAACTCAATGGAAATTTGGGTGTATTCAAGGAAAACTATATGAAGAAGGACTTCCACATACAAGATTCGACGTAATTGTAATCCCGGAAAAATGCATAAGGCTTTATTCCACGAGACAACTATGTAAATTAATCCTACATGAAAAAACTCATGTATACCAAAAATTATATACAAATGACTCTGAAAAATACGTACACTACCACAACTTTTACAAGTACTCTAAGAGAAGTGATATACATGGGACGAGAGCCAACCCTGATTTAAATGAATGGATTTACAACAATTCTGATAATAAATCATACATCGCATTATATAATAATAACCCTAAAGATATTTTAGACGTAACCTATCACCCAATAAATAAGGCTGAATATGAACATCCCTATGAACAAATGGCATATGAAATACAAGAATATACCAATAAAATTCCAATTATCAATTTTTATTGGTAATAAATATTATACTCGTAACACGTAACTTGTAACAGATAATTACTAAAATATATAATACGAAATAGGTGTTTGTTGTTCATAGTTTTTAACCACTAATATATTACTATCTAAAACATATTCTCCACACAATTCGTCATTCATTACTATTTCCGGTTCTAATTTTTTTATATAAACACTATCATAATCATCAGCCCATTTTCCATTTTCATCTGGAATATTTATATCATTTGTCGTTTTGCCTCTAAATATCGCAAAACGATTCATTCCTGAATTCATTGTACGATTCTTATATTCATTTCTTTCACTTTTTTGAATGACTGCATTCAACAATGCGTTTTCATAATTCGTAAAATAATAATAATTACCAACAAATCTGTTTTTATAATTTTTATACAAACCAAATACAGACATAAATTCACTGTCTACCTTGGTAGAACTACTATATCCAACCACAGGTAACTCATAATCTTTATTATACATATCCTTCAAATATAAAAAATCGGAATTATCTTTAAAAAATCTATAAACACTACCATCTATTAACGAGTCATATATTCTTTCATTATTCATTATTTCACTCGATAATGCTAACCATACATTATTCCTATTTGTAACCGTCGAATCCTTGTTCAAGTCACTACAATCAAAAAAGATGTACATATTATTGTAATTATTTAAATAACCACTATAATCAAATACTTTATGCTTCCCACCAGTAAGATTAATAAAAACCAAATTTAATATTTTATTACACATAGCTAATATGTCAACACCCTTAATATATGGAAATTCATGAAACTTGCAATTTATTTCTCCATTATCTTTTAAATTCATCTTTTTATGCAGTACAAATTGTAAAAAAGGATATTGACTACTCGTATTTATCATATATGGTATCAAATATACCTTTCCTAATATATTTTCATTCGTAAAATCATTAATATCATGATTCAATGAATATAAAGCCTGGTAACTATAATAATTTTTCATGAAATCCGATACATTTGTTTCTAATATTTGAGTTTCGTTACAATCTTCGTCTGAATATTGATAATCCGTATCCATTATTATGAATAAATTCTTGTTTTTAAGCTTATTTATTATTTATCTATTTTTCGTTTTATAATTTCTTTTATTTGTTCTTCTCTATTATCCATTATATATTTAGTCACTTCTTCTGCATGTTTCGGTTCATTTTTATAATAATTCTGTAAAACAGTCATAAGTGTCTTTGAATTAATTGGTTTTTTTATTTTATTTTGTTTATAAATTAATGCTCCACCATTTATATCAAAACAATCCAAATTATTCTTCTTCATTACAGTCATTAATGATTCTGATAATGTCTTTTTTCGATTTTTTCTTTCTTTAATTTCCGATTGAAGTTTTAATATTTCATTGTCTATCTTAATCCATTCCTTTATATTTGTAATTAATTCTTCCTTGGTTTCCATTATAAAATAATATATTATAATTTTATATTATTTTACAAATAGAATAAAAATTGATTTACTTTTATTATTCAAGTAATAACAAAACAAATCAGACAAAATACAAATACATCAATCAATAAAAAACAAGAATGGGACAAACATCAAGTGCTTTCATGGAAGACGAGGAACCTCTACGAATCATAAATAATATTCAATCATGTATTTACTATAAATTTATACATTGTCTATTTATAAATAATAATTACGAAAATAGATATGAAGATCAGTTTCATCATTTTTGTGATAAATACAACATTCAAAACAAGGATGAATTGTTTTCATTATTGGCATTCATCAAGGATAATGATATACCGTATAAAAAATTTACTGTAAATGACCCAATGTTAGTAGGTAATTTATTATTGTTTATTATTTATTATATGAAAACGAATTCATTATTCGCGTATATGAATCGTGTATTATACATAATGATGGCGACTAATAAAATGAGATTGAGAATAAAAGCAACCTCGTATGATGAAGAAAGTAAAGATATTGAAATGAACACAGATTTATTAATCGAAGAAACTATAGATAATCAAGACAGATTGGAAAAAATGATAGAATTAAATAAAAAGATTGAAAATATAAACAAAAATATGAATTCTACTTATGTATACCGGGTTGAATCAAATATTTATCACGATTATGATGGTGATGTTTTGAATTTTGCACTTGTCGGATAAAATAAAAACAAAAAATATTGATTCATTGATATGATTATTATAGTCGATCAATGTGCAATATTTTTTGCAATCATACAATAGTATATCAAAACAAAGATGGAACATTTGGTTGATAGATTAGATGTTTCTATTACCATATTAGTATCATAATTATTTTTTCGTATATCTTTCACGTTATACATCATTGGAAAAAAAAGTAACGGAACAAACCACGAATATTTCAAACCAAATAATTCGGTCATCATCACTAAATTCAAAATGAAATTTATTTTCAATGCTCCGCTTGCAACTAATAATGCATTGCTTTTACCATAAACAACCGGTAATGTTTTAATATTATTATAATAATCCCCCTCATAGTCACGAATATCCATTAATATTTCTTTGAACAAAGAACCTAAAAATATCGTTTGGGAAAATAATTTCAATAAACTTGTATTTTTTGCACCAATATGAATCATAGAAGACGCATACAACATGGCCGAAAAACAACTTGAAAAGGAAACAATCGTCGCACAATATATATTTTTCAAAAAAGTTATTTTTTTTATTTTTGGCGTGTAGATAAATAAGGAAAATAAGATAAAATGAATCATGTATTGGAATTTATCTGGTAAAAATCCTATGTTTAAAATTTCCACCACCCCTAATATAACCGCGTTTAGTATATGTGCTTCCCTTTCACTTACTTCTCCAGTAATTAACGGACGTTCCGGATTATTTATTCTATCTATTTTCATATCAAACAAATCATTCATTATCATACTACTTGACATGGTACAAACTATTATAAGTATTGATACAATTATATTTTTTGATGTTGCGATTTTTAAAAAATTCGGATCCAACATGTAGCCACCCGCAAAACCCAATCCAATAGTAGGTATAATATTAGCAGAACGAATCAGTTTCAAATAGCTTTTTATTTTATTTTCTCGTGGAGGTTTTTGAGTTTCTTTTAATAGTTCGAAGTTTATATATTTCGAATACGGGATAATATTAAAATTTAAATCTTTTTTTTTCATGGTTAAATCAAGAGACAATAATGAATTTATTTGTGTAAAACATAATAATATATTCAAAAAACTAAATAGTTTCATATTATATTATTATACTATATTTTTATACTATATATATTTTTATACTATATTTTATATTTTCAAATTATCCGATTCATTCTTCGAGTCAGGAGTTTCTAATTTATTTTTAGTTGCGTGTCGACTACAATATTCACCAAATACCGCCTTGCATTTACATTGAGTTCCTTTATTTATTCCACTTTTTAATATTTGAATACATTTTATTTCTGCTAATTTTTTAGATTCTTTCAAAGCCATTTTTTCGGATTTTATTTTTTCCTTTTCGGCATTCTTCTTTTCTTTTTCAGCCTTCTTCTTTTCTTTTTCTTCAAGCTTAGCCTTCATTTTTTCCTCCTTTATTTTCATCGCCTTTTCCTTTATAATTTTTTTAATAATCATTTGATAATGACATGCACAATAATATTTATTATCCAACAAGACTAATTTAACATATTTTCCTGGACATAATATACCATTCTCATTTATATAACTACATTCACCCTTCGTAAATCCATTATTCATATAACTACGCGATGATCCAGAATAGTAATTAATACTTTCGTCGATATAATTAACACCATGAACCTTTGGATATCCTTCAACATAAGGTAATACCTTTTTTTGTATGATTCTACAATATGGACATCTTATTTCTATATTTTTTAACAAATGTCTTTCCATTGAATTAAACTTTTTTTTATGATTTAATATATCATGAAAAATAGCGTTATAATTAAATTTATGACCGCAAACTAATGTAACGTTGTTATTTTCTAACGGCTTTTGTGTAATTAGACAACAATCGTTACCTTCAGATGTATCGTCATTTACATCCAACATTTTATTCAATTCATCATAAAAATTAATATCACCTTCAATTAAATATTTGGTCATTATAAATATTTTGCATTTAGTCTTTATATTTATTATCTTTTTTATTTATATTATGTCGCCAGAACAATGGGGTCCTCCAATATGGACGTTATTTCATACATTAGTGGAAAAATTACATGAAGATACTTTTACAGTTATAGGACCACAGTTATTTTTTTATATTAAGAAAATATCATCAAATTTACCTTGCCCGGAATGTTCTCAACATGCCGCAAATTTTTTATCAAAAATAAATTTCAATGGGGTAAAAACGAAAAATGATTTCATCCAAATGATGTTTTTTTTTCACAATACGGTGAATTTTAGAAAAAAAAAACCTATTTTTAATGCGATTCATCTGAGTAAATATAAAAACATCAACGTTATAACAGCATTTAATAATTTTGTAGCAGTATATCATACCAGAGGTAATATGAAATTATTGGCTGATTCTTTTCAGCGAAAATTGGTTTTAAAAGATTTTAGAAAATGGTTTCTTAACAATATACAAAACTTTTTATAAAATACATAAATTATTTTATTACAGATAATTTATTTATTTATTGTTCCGATAACAGTTCCATTTTTGGAAATGGTACATTTAAATTTTTGCTTTGTGGGAAGATTACATACTTCCTTATTTGACAATTCATTAAAAAAAAGATATTTTGAATTACCGGTTGCATAAAAAATCGCACATAAAGCAGCAGATAATAATCCACCTACACCTATGTTCACAAAAATATCCTTAAAATTATGAATACACTTCATTTGATTTCTCAAAATAATAACCGCCATTAAATCTATGATTAAAAAACTAAACAACCACCAGTTATATTCATTATTATAAAACATTGGAAACATCAAATAAACAAACGTAAAGGCCAATACAAATACACTAAATCCAGGTATTCCATATTTACTTATTTGAACTTCTGCACAATCTTCTGCATCTTTATCATTCGCAGGTTTCCATATAATTCCATCTTTACGAGGAATATACTTTAAAGAAAATTCTCGAAATCCACAACATACGATTAAAAAAAGTAAATAAAGAAGACCCTTATAATTTTGAAATACAAAACCCAATATAAAGACAAATACCGGAATAATTATTGCACTATGAAGGATTATATTTTTTAAAAGATATGCCAAAGGATTCGAATTTTTATTATTACTTATACCTATATTCGATGAATTACTCAAATTATTACCCGAATTATTATCCATATTATAATAGTTTATTTTTATTTTTATTTTTATTTTTTTAATTAATTTCAACATTTTGTTATTAAATAACCGACTAAATTCGATATATAAGAAGAGCTATTCATTAATACAAAGGCCATTAATATTGTCTTTAATGGTTTATCATTCGCTAAAATAGAATATACTGGATCACCCGTAAAATATCTCCAAGGAATATATATAAAAAATCCCCAACTATACAACCATAAAACAGTATAATTAAAATCTGTGGTTGTAAAATATTCATTGCAATGATTTTCAGTTAATAATCGATAAACCAAAATCATATACACTAAACCGTGATTCGTAGCTGTCCAAAATTTTTCAAATACTACAATATGCGGTTCATTATTTCTATCGTCAGAATCTTCCATTCCTAAAAATAACTTGGCAAACCAATATCCAAATGTTATCATAAAATGAACATTATGAGCAATAGGTAACATTCTCGGATAAAAATAATATAAAAATGAAACCAAATGTCCTGTATCAGTGAATCTTATAAATTGTTTTACCCAGTTATACGGATGCGGTACAAAATGATATAAATGCTCGTAATGATAATAATAATTTGCGGTATATAATTTTTGAATTATAATTGTAGTCAAATAAAAATCTTTTGTTGCAGCATATAATAATACATTTAAAACCGGTATGTAGAACCCGTCTTTTATAATTGATCCTGCGTATTTTGGAATCCACTGCAAAGATAGGTTTAAATCCATAATTATCTAATTAACTATATTAATTTACATATTGTGTTTAATATAGTTTAAAATGTTATTTTTCTAAAATCAATTCGAATGCTTCATTTATGTGACTAATGGGGTAAAAACTGATCCCTTTAATCAAATCGCTATTCTTGTATTTTTCAATAAAATCTGTATAATCTTTCATGTTTTCCTTCGGAAATATAAATGATGTGATTCCAGCCTTGATACCTCCGATAAATTTATAATTCAATGCACCAATCTCATTTACACTTCCGTCCAAATTCGCCTCACCAGTCACTCCAAAAGTGTTTTTTATTTTAATATTGTTCAACATACTATACAAACAAATCGTAATGGCAATACCCGCACTTGTTCCGCTCTTATTGATTGACCCGTCTCCACTGTGAATATGCAATCCAAATTTATGTTCACCATCGTATTTTTCTCTCAGTAAGCGTTGTTGTTTTTCATCGGTTAAAGTAAAAGCTAATGTTAATGCTATATGCATTGACTCTTTCATCATATCATCCAATAAACCAGTTAATTTCAAATCCAAATATTTGTCACATGGGAAAAATTTCACATTCGTAGGTAATATACCACCCATTCCCAAATTATTTGCCCATAAACAATTTATAACACCAACCTCACTTTTATCGTGAATTTTCTTGTAAGTGTTCTCTCGTTTGTCTTTAAAATATTTCGTTTTAATGTCTTCAATTGTAATATTTATTGGAAAATCGTATTCTATATTGGAATTTTTTAAAATATCCAAATTTATCTCTCCTACTATTTCAAACATGATTTCTTTTAATTTTCTAACACCTGCTTCACATGTATAATTTTCAATTATAAATTTCAATACATCGTCGTTCATTTTAATCATCTCTACTAAACCCATTTTCTTATATACTTCAGGTAACATGTATGTATTGCAAATAACCAACTTGTCTTCTATTGACAAATTACTGAATTTGATACGATGAATTCTGTCCAGCAATATTTTGTCTATTGAATCTACATCATTATACGATAAAATAAATAATGCTTTCGACAAATCCAAATCTATACCTGTGAAGTACTTGTCTTGAAAACTGTCGTTTTGTGTAGAATCCAACAAATGAGTTAGAATACCAATTATTTCTTTACCGTGTTCTGTTCTGGAAATTTTATCCAATTCATCGATAAATATAATCGGATTCATACATTTTTTATCCATGAGTATTTGAACAATACCTCCCCAAGTTGAACCTACGTAGGTATAATTGTGGCCGTGTAATGTGCTACCGTTTGAATCACCGCCCATTTGAATCATTGCAAATGGACGATTCACCCCCTCGTCATCTTTCAAGCAGTTGGATAATCCGTATTTAGCTAATGTAGTTTTGCCGACACCTGGAGGGCCTTCAAACCCAAAACAATAACCATCTTGTTCTCCGTTGATCCATTGACCGATTATTCGTTCCACTTGTTTTTTGGCCTTTTCATGACCATGCACAGATGAATTCATAATATTTTTAACATCTGTAATGTAGATATTTATTCTCTCGAATAAGTGTTCAATCTCATTTATTTTTTTCAAAATCTTATTATTCACTTCGAATAATTCGTTGATTGGCAAATCGTTTAAAAGATTCAAATGCTTTATTACAAACATATCCAAAAATCCGATTATATTTTCTCTCAATGTCTCTTTTTTTTTATTATTATATTTAATCTTTTCAATTGATAATTTCTTTATTTCTATAAAATTATTTATCTTTAAAATAACATCGATGAGAGAACCCTTGTCATATTTAAGTATTCCATTTTTTATTTCTTGTAAATAATCTTCTCCCATATTTCCTATAAAATCTTTTATTTTCTTCATGTATTTTTTAATTTCAATACTCGTATACTTATCTTTTTTGGGTATATTACAATCCAATAATAATTTACTATTATTCAGTAAAATCATATTAAAACTCTGTTTGATTTCATCCATTAGATACATGACAGGTTCTTTTTTATAAACATTAAATGGAATTTTTAATAGACCATCCAAATATTGACGAGCTTTACTACCGGAATCTTCCGATTTCGATTTTATTTCTTTTAATTTAATCATGGCCTTTTCTTTTACGGTTTCATTTGCTTTTAATAGACATATTTGTTGTTCCAGTGGTATTTTATTGATATCAAAATTAGACAAATCATTCGTATATTGTATTGTTTTTTTCATAGCTTCTCTGAAAGATTCTTTTATAGACCACGGTAAACTATCAAACAATATGACTTGTTCTTGTGTATCAATGTTGTTATTATTATCATTTGATAACAAGTCATATAACAAATAAGAGTTATACTTATTTTCATAATTATTGAATGAATTTGTTAAAAATTGGATCAAAATATTTCTTTTCGAATATAAATCACAATTTATAAAATCCTTTACCATTTGCAATAGTGTTTTTTGTTTTAATACTTTACAATTTGCCAAATACCCAATATATTTCTGATAAATCTCCGGGTGTTCATATATTAATATATCTTTCAAAGTAAGCGAATCCAACATATTACCAAAAGACGATTTCTCCAAATGAAAATTGTCATCATTCGGTATGTTATCCCTTATATTTTTTATTTTCAAGTTAATATACTTGTTATTCATAAACTTTATATTGACATCATCCAAGTAACCATAAATTAACAAATTCTTGTTAATATCCGTATTCACCATATATACCTTGACACCATAAACTTTCATATGAAATTGTTTAAATTGTAAACTCAGATCCATGCAATCCAAATGTTTACTATTTTCCATACTTTCATCTACATAATTCACGCTGTTTTTTTTTGCGTTTTCACTCGTATTTTGTTTCTCATTTTTATGTATTATTTTGTAGCCAGTTGGATGGAAATACTTTTTCAATAATTCATATTTACACGTCGATGTATCGTTTATTACTGAATTACCAAAGCAAACCATTATTAAATCCTCCAAATGATCGGTCCCATAATTTTTTAATAATGTGGATAAATCATTATTTATATTTTGCAAATTTAATATAACATCATCGGTCTTTAACGCATTTAAATTATTTATAAAAGAATTTATTTTTTCATTTAACCCATTTAGAGCCGCCATGCAATTATTTATCTCACTTATTCCTAAAATATCCAAGTTCTTATTTTTTTGTATATGTATTATCGTTTTTTGTATAATTTCCCTAAAACTGTGAATTTTCTTATCTACCAATAATAAAAAATCGGGTTTGTGTTTTTCTGTATTTATATTTTTTAAAACAATATTTTTCATTATATATATTTATTTACACTTTATATTCCACCAATAAACAATTTAATATTTAATTATAACTTAAACATTTTTTATTATTATATACAATTACAAAATGGGAATTCCAAGTTATTTTTCTTATATTGTCAAAAACCATATTCATATTATTCAAAAATATATAAAGAATAAAATGAATATAAACAATCTTTATTTAGACTGTAACTCTATTATTTATGATTCAGTACGTAATTTTGATTTAACCACTATGAAAGTAAATGACATTACAAATAAAATGATTTCCAACAAGGTGATTTCAAAAATAGAGGAATATATATCCACCATTTCGCCTACTTCTAATATTATTATTGCCTTTGACGGTGTTGCACCAGTAGCAAAATTAGAACAACAGAGAACTCGTCGATATAAATCATGGTATCAAAATGAAGTTTCAAAGGCAATCTTTAAAAACGCAAAACCAGATGTATGGAACACCACTGCAATTACACCTGGAACTATTTTTATGAAGGAATTAAATGAGTCCATTTCCAAACATTTCGATAATCCAAAAAAATATAACGTCGATAAAATTATTGTTACCACCAGTAATGAACCAGGAGAAGGAGAACATAAAATTTTTGATTATATTCGCAAAAATATTAATGACCATTATGAAAAGTCAACTGTTATTTATGGTCTGGATGCTGATTTAATCATGCTTTCCATCAATCATTTACCAATTAGCCCCAAAATTTATTTGTTTCGTGAAACGCCTGAATTCATTAAAAGTATCGACAATTCTCTTGAACCAAATGAAAGTTATTTAATGGATATTCCAGAATTAGCACATATTATTACAAAAGACATGAACAATGGTCAAGAATTTGTCAAGGAACAACAAAAAAATCGTATTTACGACTATATATTTTTATGTTTTCTACTCGGAAATGATTTTATGCCGCATTTTCCCGCCATCAATATTCGCACCGGTGGTATTGATAAGTTATTGAATGCGTACAAGGCTACAATTGGAAATAGTGCAACTGATAATTTAACGGATGGAAAGACAATTTACTGGAAAAATTTAAGGAAGCTGGTTACATTTTTATGTCAATATGAACAAGAATATATTCAAACCGAAATGAAAATTCGAGACAAAAGAGAAAAATTTTTGTATCCGGAAGAAACCCCGGAGCAAAAATATGTCAAGTTTGAAGCAATTCCGACTTATGAACGAGAGTTGGAAAAATATATTAATCCATTTAAAAAGGGTTGGCAAAATCGTTACTATAAAGCTTTATTTAAAATAGATATTGATGATGAAAGAAGAAAACAAATTGCAACGAATTATTTAGAAGGTTTAGAATGGACCATGAAATATTATACAGAAGGTTGTCCAAGTTGGAATTGGCACTACAAATATAATTACCCCCCATTATTAGAAGATTTAATTAAATATATTCCCTATTTCGACACTGAATTCATTAAAGAAAACAACTTTAAACCTGTGTCACCATTGGTTCAGCTGTGTTATGTTTTACCTGGACAAAGTCTCGGTTTATTACCAGAAAAACTATATCGTACTTTAAAAGACAATTATTCTCATTGGTATAAAAATGACTGTGAATTTATTTGGGCATATTCAAAATATTTCTGGGAATCCCACGTTGAACTACCCGAAATAGATATTGATGCACTTAAGAAAATTGTTTCTGAAACAATATAATTTTATTATCATAATTTTTTATTATGATAATATATACATGAAAAAAATTAACTATTTACACATTTTATTTATATTATTTATTGTAATCATTATTGCGTGTTTGTCCAAATACTACACATATAAAATTCCAAAAATTATATGGATATATTGGGACAGTTATGATAATTTGCCGAATAGCATTGATAACATCATTAAATATAATAAAGAAATGATAAAAACATGGAAAATTATATATTTATCGGATAGTAATATTAATCAATATATACCACAAAACGAATATCCAAAAAATATCAATGATATCATCGTCCAAGCAAAGTCGGATTGGATACGATTATATTTATTAAACAAATACGGAGGAGTTTGGTTAGATGCATCCATTATTGTAAATGATGAAGAAAAACTGAATCAATTAGTCAACGAATCATTTATAAAAAATAGTGACTTGACATCCTTCTATTTAGAATCAAGAATCGTCAATGATTTACATTTTACTCATATAGAAACATCCTTTTTAATGGCCCCATTAAATAGTTATTTTATTGAAAACTGGAAAAAAGAATTCGAAAAAGCAATTGATATGGGATTCAAAAATTATAAGAATTTATTATTATCCCAAGGATTTAATTTGGAAAAAATATTTAATGGCGGTGATGACGATGTTTATTTGACTATCCACGCGTGTGCGTATAAAGTCGGTTCCAGATATTTTTTTAATCCAAATCTTATACTATACAGAGCTGAAGATGAAATATACTATCTTCAAGAAACTTGTGGTTGGGAAAATAAATGTATTGGTAACAAATTAAACAATGAATCATCCGTTAAAAATATTCCATTAATTAAATTAGTGAATCGGAATCGCGAAAATCTAAATCTTGACAATTATATGAATCTATAATTTTGTTACATTGTATATCATCTTCTTGTATAATGTTTTATATACATTTTGCAGTTTATCGTATTTCATATTGAATTTTCCTTCAATATGTTTTATATTTTCTACTATATGTTTGTCCTCTAAAACCGTTTTTGTCATTGTTATTTCAGTGATTAAATCTCCCATTAAATTATAATACTTACCCATCATACTTGTATCATTTATATTCCAAAAATTCCGGTATGTTTTCACATATAATTTCGAATGTGTTGAATTATGAGGTAACGTTGAGGTAATTACTGTGCTTGTCGCATTTCCAAAATAAATACGAGCTACAGTAGTATGCGGCAATATAAATTCGTTTTCTATCTTTAATTTATCAATCATAAAAATTTGTTTTGCAATAGAATCTTTACCTGATAAATAATCATATTCCGTTTTATAATGATAAGGATAATCCCCGACTAAATAAGGAGGGACTTCTTTTATTGGACTTGGATTTTTCTGATTTCCAAATGTATGAACAAAACCTATATGCATCACATCTAACGAATTTTCGCTTACAATTCTACCAAACGCATTAAAGTCGAAATTTAAATGTACCTTGGAAAATCCAGGTAAATTTACTTCAGGTTCCTGATAAATATTTATTTCAGAAGGTTCATATAAATTTTTGCTAATCGTATTCATATATATCCATCCATCTTGCTCAACTATATTGTATACTCGTTGGTTCTGACAATTTGTATTGGTAAAATTCAACCCAGGAACCTTGACCAATACTCCATCACTATTAAATTCATATCCATGATACGGACAAACTATATTGTTATTTTTTATTTTACCATCTGACAATGTTGCACCTCGATGACTGCATGCATCATCCATCGCATAATATTTATTTTTGTTTTTCCAAACTACGTAATCATTATCCCATATTTGTATTTTGTAAAGCTTGTTGTTCCTAAATGACGATGTTTCACCAATGACATACCAATTCAAATTATATAAATCCTCTGCTTTAATGATTTCATTTGTCTTGGTCAGGTTCATTTTGCTCAATACGGATGTTTCATTCGAATTTTGAAATTCTATAATTTGTTTATTCGGGGTATTTGTAATAGTGTTGCATTTTTCAATCATCATATTTTTTATAAATCTTGGAGTTATAAACATTTCAAACGATTTCAAGTTGACAAAAAAAAGAATAAATAACAAATACATTTTGTAATAATAGTATAAAATATATTTATATATTTTCATAATTTATTATAATAAATAATAAAGATATTTTTGTATTTATATACAAATCTATAAATGTTCAAACAAATGACGACATGTATTAAAAGATGGAATGCTGAATTTATGGAATTATTTATTGAAAAAAAGGTAAAAACGATTACAATAAATACATCCGAATCAATCGACGAAATATGTGTAACAATTAACGGCAATATTAATTTCAAATTGACTAATAAATATCCGTTTTGTCCACCCAAGACAAATATCAAGAATGAACCGTATAGTAAATATTTGCAAAATCCGCATTGTAGCAGGATTATAAAAGTATTGGATAATATGAATATTACATGTTTATGCTGCAGGACAATTACCTGTAAAACAAATTGGGGTCCTGCATATAAAATAAAAAATATATTGGATGAGATCACTCATGTAAATGAAATAAAAAGATATGTAAAATATTTTTTACTTCTTGATGATATTTGTAAAGTAAAAAATATACATACTGATACGATGTCTCATCTCATACTACCTTTTATAATGGATAACCCCGAAAAAGTATAATATATCAAAAATATGTTTTTTTTTCATCATTTATAAATATTGGTCTATCGTATATAACACATCTGGAGGTAATATTAGGTTTACGTTTACATCATCCTCCGTAAGAATATCTTCTAAAGTTTCTACTTTAACAATCCATTTATAAGGTATGCAAACCAGAGTTTTTTTTGAACGCTCCGTTTCGCTTGAATTCACTATGAGAGTACCCGTTTTTTCTTTTAGGTCTACAAAATTAGCCCGAAATGTTTTTTGAATATTCTCGTGTGGAGCTTTATGATAAAACAAATACCGGAATCCCTTGATTAGCCTCATTTTTATTGTATTAACCATTATTATTATAATAAAAATATATTCAATTTTATTTTACAAAAGCTTCGAATATACATTTTCATTTTTCTAATACAAAAATCTTGGAATTTATCGAAGCCGGGGTAAAAAACCTAATAAATTTTTTCCAAAAGTATTTTGCGAAAACAAAAATTGGACATTTATAAATGTCCATTTTCTGGATTTCCCAATTAAGTCTTGAAAAAACGGCCAAAAACTGCCATTGTGATGCTAAAGCTCACAAAAAGTTTTTGCAGATTTTCGGATGACTGCATAATTTTGTGAGCATAAAAAAATAATTGTTTTTTAAAAAAGAATTTAGGGATTTTTTGTTAATAAAAAAATATAAATATATAACATGGATTTAACAAATAACCCAAATTTGTCCCTTTTGACCCCTGAGCATAAATATATGTATACCTGTGAAAAATGCAACCTTGTAACCCGCAATAAAAAAGATTACAATAAACATTTACAAACAAAAAAACATAAAAAAAATGAATATTTAACAGAAAATGAAAATCTCTTAACCAAACCTCCCCCCCAACCCACCGGTTTGATATGTATGTTTTGTGATAAAACCTATAAATCCAGAGTCGGTTTATGGTATCATTATAAAAAATGTAATTCGAAAAATGCATTTTCTTCAAATAATATAATAATTACTCCAGAAGAAAATAAGAAAAAAAATGAAAATATTTTGGAAGACGATGCGTCAATAAATAATCAAATGATTTTTGAATTACTTAAACAAAATAATGAATTCAAAGAGCTTATTATGGAACAAAACAAGAAAATTTTAGAATTAGTAAATACAGGTAATATTACCAATAATAATATCACTAATAATACGACAAATAACAAGTTCAACTTGAATGTTTTCTTGAATGAAAAATGCAAAGATGCATTGAATTTAACCGATTTCATTAGTAACTTGAATGTTGGTTTTGCGGATTTTGAGAATTTTGGGAAAATCGGGTATTCCAATAGCATTAGCCATATTTTCATCCGGGGATTAAAAGAACTCGACATTTATAAGCGACCGATTCACTGCAGTGATTTAAAACGAGAAGTCATACATATCAAAGACGATAATACCTGGAAAAAGGACGATGAAAAAGAACAAATGATCAAAGCTATTAAAATGATTGAACACAAGAATATAAAGCAAATACCAGATTGGATAAAAGCACATCCTACTCATACGGATATAAGAAGCAAGAAATTCGACGAGTATTCCAAGATGCTTGACCAGTCAATGGGAGAATATGAGGATGAGGATAACCAAAAGAATTACCAAAAAATAATACGCACTGTTGCCAAAGAAATACTGGTGGATAAAGATAAATAAAGAATCAAGGAATCCATGAACCAAAAATCAAAAAAATCTAATAATGAAATAAATATTTAAAGAATTTATTTAGATATAATAGAATGTCGGGCAACGGATTAAAAAAAGAAATAATCAGTTCTTTTGAGTCTCGTGATGAATTCTTAAATTTATTAAAGGTAAATCCTGGGTTAATCATTGTAAAGTTAGGTGCGACTTGGTGTGGTCCTTGTAAAAAAATAGCACATATCGTTGAAGCGTTTTTTGCATCTTCTCCTCCAAATGTAATATGTGCTGATATTGACGTAGATGAAAGCATTGATTTATATGCATATTTAAAACAGCGAAAAATGGTCAATGGCATACCAGTAATGTTAATGTACAAGAAAGGAAATGTGTCATTTGCTCCGGATGATAGTGTTACTGGTGCAGATCCAGCACAGTTAGATGCATTTTTTAAACGTTGTGGTTATAATTTATTAGCATTAGAAAAAGCATACGCCAAATTATAATATTTGGTATAAAACAAATTAGAATAATATTCATATAATATTTATATGAAGATTTTTTACTTACTACATCTATTCACTATGATACGAGTTGTATCTGCATGGGGATACATAAAAATGTCAATGAACGAAAATACTGTCAGACAAATCTTACAAAAAAATTATTTGATAACCAAATATAATTATAATACGTTATTGGATAAAATCGAAACGGGTGAGATAGAAAGTGTGTACTTTTTACCCAAATTAGACAATGTGATTTCTGAACAAAAAGAAAAAACGGGTGAATTCTACAAGGATTATTCAATTACCCGTATTACACCGTTAGTGACTGACAATATTGTAAGTGAAACGACCAAGAAACATGTGGAAACCGTGTTTTTACAGGAACCCGCCAGTGATTTGAACCAGTTTCAAAAATACGGAGGAGATTTGTTGGGTCTTGCCAATAATTTATTCGTTGGGTTATTTTTATTTTCCATAATATTAAACGGTATTCGTTTTTTTCAACAACAACAACAGATGCCGAATAATGGTGGATTAAACAATATATTTGCAACAAAAAATATAAACAAGGATATTCCTACCATTCAAAAGGCAAATATTTCTTTGAGTAGTTTTGCAGGTAGTCCAGAAATATTCCAAGAATGTACTGAGGTGGTGACCTACTTGAAAAATTCGACTGTGTATAAAAACGCCGGGGCTGAAATTCCCAAAGGTATTTTGTTAGAAGGTCCACCTGGAACAGGCAAAACTTTATTGGCAAAAGCAATTGCCAGTGAAGCGGGTGCTAATTTTATTTCAATCACCGCAAGTGAATTTGTAGAGGTTTTTGTGGGCGTGGGTGCTTCTAAAATAAGAAAATTATTTGAAAATGCTCGTAACAATAAGCCATGTATTATTTTCATAGACGAAATTGACGCAGTTGGACGTCAGAGAGGTGCAGGAATTAATATGGCGAATGATGAAAGAGAACAAACGTTAAATCAGCTACTTGCTGAAATGGACGGTTTTGGAGACAATGAAGGAATACTTGTGATTGCTGCTACAAATCGAAAAGATGTTCTGGACAGTGCCTTGTTAAGACCTGGTAGGTTTGACCGTTTAATTACAGTTCCGTTGCCGGATCGCGATTCGAGGAAGAAAATATTACGTGTTCATTCAAAAAATAAGGTATTTTCCGAGGATGTGAACCTCGATTTGGTAGCTGAACTAACGACCGGTTTTTCGGGAGCACAATTGAAAAATTTAATGAATGAAGCGGCGATATATGCTGCACGAAGCGGTAAGACGGTGATAGATGAAACAAATATTATGAATGCATTGGATAAATTAATTATCGGATTGATTAAAAACAATGATACACGAGACTATATATCAAAAAGGCGAGTTGCGATTCATGAAGTAGGGCATGCTTTTATGGCATATACTTATAATGAATATTTTGATTTGAAAAAGGTGAGTATTGAAAGTACGTATAATGGTGCTGGTGGATACACTGTTTTCAACGAATATCAGAATATTACGGATAGTGGATTATATACCAAGGATTTATTGTATAAAAGACTGGTGATTACACTTGGAGGAAAAGCGGCCGAAAATATATTTTATGGAGAAGAATTTGTCTCTTTAGGCGCAACACAAGATTTAAAACAGGCGAATTCCCTTGCCCGAAGAATGATTGGTAATTTTGGAATGGGAATACGACTCGAAACATTTTATAATGAAAATATAGACAATGATGCGAATCCATTTTTGGGTCGCAGTTTTGGATCATCGGAAAAATATTCGGAAAGCACCAAGGAAATCTTTGATAAAGAGTCAATTTTATTGATTGACAATGCATACGTAGAGGCAAAAAAAATATTACAACAAAATATCGATATGCTTCATGTTATTATTGATTATTTATTAGATGATAAATATTTATCTGGACAAGAATTCAGAAACATTATTGAAGGAAGGGAAATCATCGATTAGCGTAAAAATATAGATCTATAAATATATAAAATATGCGTTTCTCTAAATGTCCAAACACGTATAGGGTGGTGATATTATGGAACATTTTTGAATTCTTCGCACGCAGTAATTTCACATTTTTTTGAACACGCAAATACATTTTTCATAATATATATAATATCTTCACTCGGGTTATCATTTAGATATGCGTCACATACAACACATTTTAAATGCAACGAACGAATTACTTGGAACACCGGATTCATCATAGGTCGGTGTTCAACATTAAACTCATGAATAATGTCTTGTATTTCTTTTGGTAATAATAATATTTTGGATGATATATTATCCATGTTGGTTTGTTTTGATTCAATTGATTTATATTTTCATGTATAAAAATCAATTTTTTATTATATTGCATAAAAGACTTGAAATAGTCAAGCCTTTTTAATTTTCAGCGAGTATTTTCCAATTGTAAATGTCCAAAGGTGTAAAAAAATTGAAATCTTTTTGACCGGGGTCTTTAAGTCACTCAAAAAATAGTATTTGAAAACAACTTAAAGAAAATGTCCGCAACAGATATCTTGCATAATCAAATGGTCGATTTAATAAACGAAGCCGTGTCCAATAATATTGTAGAACAACCTGATTTTAGAAGAATGTTCCCTACCCAAAGTGAACGCTGTTGTTCATTCTGTAAATGCTCTGGGCATAACATTCTGACGTGTAATCATCCTGACAGAATAAAGTTAGACCGATGTGCTCGATTTATGTATTTAATCACCTGTAATTATTTAAAGACCCATCCAAATACAGAAAAAACGCATGAATTATGGTTGGCTGAATTAAAAATAAGTGATTACAAAATATTAGCGAGGGTAAATCGCTTGGATACTAATTCTCGTACGACTCGTCAGGAATACCAGGAAAAATTACATGCTTATTATCTTGAATACGCCGAAAATGTCTTGCAAATTAACACATCAGCAGACATAATTTCTATTTCTATTTTGTCGTTCTATTGGAACTGTATTCCACTCTTATCGAGCGGTCATTTAACCGACGACTATTCAAGAATATATGCGAGGGATAAGTTAAAAATTATTATAAAAAACAGCGGGAGAGATCTTATGAATATACCTCGTTTACGATATTGGTTGCATAACCATATGACAGATTATTACCGGTTTCATCAACCTCAAGAGATTCGCCAACCTCAAGAGATTCGCAGAAAAATGATTACAATCACTCACAACCCGTCGTTGGCAAAGGATATTCACGATGAATGCCCGATCTGCTACACCGAGATGACGAATGAATCAATCGTCCAACTTGGTTGTACACATTCATTTTGCGGCGACTGTATCATTGGTCAAATCAAGTCGAGTATAAAAGCTACAAGTGATTGTGCGATGTGTCGTTCTACCATGAGCGAATGCAGTACTGCTTCAGAAAATTTACTGGAAAAAATATCAAATGATTTAAAATAAAACAAAAAAAGAAACATATATAAAAAGTGGGCCTCTATGGGCTCATTTTTTATTTCGTCTTTTTCGTGTTTTTCGTCTTTTTCGTGTTTTTCGTGTTTTTCGTGTTTTTTTTATATGATCATTATGTATCATATAAAATGAATGTTGATTTAAATATAAATAATTATAACTTGAATGATATTTTAAATCTGTTTCGATTACCAGTAGATTTCAGCGAAATCGAATTAAAACGAGCCAAACAAATCGTGTTAAAAACGCATCCGGATAAATCTGGTCTCTCATCAGAGTATTTTTTATTCTATTCAAAAGCATATAAAATGTTATATTCTGTTTGGGAATTTAGAAAAAAAGGTGACGTGAATAAAATATCGTCAAACACAGATTATAACAATGTAGAAGATTACAGCGAAAAAGACAAGAAAAAAATATTGGATAATTTATTTGAATCAAATAATCATAAATTAAAAAACAGTAGCGAATTTAACAAGTGGTTTAATGAACAATTTGAAAAAAATAAAATGTCAAATGAAGAAGAAACCGGGTACGGAGATTGGTTGCGATCAGATGAAGATTTGCATCATTCTACGGATAATGTTTCCATGGCGACGATGAAAGATGAATTTGACAAGAAAAAATCAAGTGTCCGTGCTTTAATAGTAAAACAAGACATTTGTGAATTTAACAGTTCAAATTCAATGATGGGAAGTGAATTAATGAGAGAAGGTCCAGGAGAATATAGTTCTGGATTGTTTAGCTCTCTTCCATTTGAGGATCTACACAAGGCACATACAGAAACCGTTATTCCTGTAACAGACGAAGATTATGAAAGTATTCCAAAATTTAAAAATGTAAATGAATATTTAACATATAGAAACAAAATAGATGTGAAACCGTTGTCTGAACAAAAAGCACAAGAATTATTAAATCGACAAAATGAGAAAGAGTCAGAAAGAGCTACCAGAAGAGCTTATGAACTTGCTAAGCAAACAGAAATCGCAAAACAAAAAAACCAGAGTTTCTGGGGGAATATACAATTGTTGGGCAATAAATAAACAATAACTAAAATAAAAATAACTAAAAAATAAAAATATATTAATAGTATATATTTATTTATGGCAGTAAAAATAATCAATTACACAAATCTAATCGTAATCATTATATTCATTTCGGTGATTGGCTTTTTATACAATCGATATATTGAAAAAGTAGATAGAGAAAACCCAAAAGATAATTATGGGGCCATTCAAAAATATTTATTAAAGGACCCTTCTTTAGCGGATGTTAAGAAACCAATCTTGTGGATTCCGATTGAATACGAATACAACGCAAGAAATTGGTTATCATTTGGAAGCCGTTCTTCATTTGAATTAAATCAGCCATATATGTATCTAACCGTAAAGAGTATAATTAACCAATGCGGCGGATCATTTCATATTTGTATTATTGACGACGATTCCATCAAAAAATTATTACCTGATTGGACCATAAATATGAAAATAATCGGAGATCCAGTGCGAAGCAAAATTAGGGAAATGGCGTGGGTCAAAATATTATACAGATATGGTGGCATTTTTGTGCCTCCATCCTTTTTATGTATGCGTAATTTATTAGAATTATACAATATGGGTACTGTAAATGGTAAGATGTTTGTCACCGAGAATATAAATAATAATGTTACATCTAAAACACACGAATTTTATCCAGATATGCGTTTGATGGGTGCTCCTAAAGAATGCGAAGTATTACTCAAGTTATATGATTTTATGCAAAGAACTGTGTCGGATGATTTTACAGCACAATCCGTATTTTTAGGAGAATTTAATAGATGGTGTAATGCAAGAACAAATGAGATTAATATTATTGATGGTAAGTTGGTAGGTATAAAAACCTTGGACGATACTCCAATCTTAATAGACGACTTGTTGTCGAATAATTACATCAATATATACGAAAAAACTTATGGAATATGGATACCATCAGAACAAATATTAAAAAGAAGACACTATGAATGGTTTGCACGTTTATCTCCAAAACAAGTATTAGAATCCGAAGTAATCTTGAGTAAATATATTTTATTAGCCAGTGCTCCTAACGAAACTCAAGGAAGAATAGAGGAATTCAAAGAAATGCCGGAATGGATCGGTTATTGGCGTGTTCCATCGGGATTCGGATTATGGGGACAAAAACCAAATTATTTGGGTAATAAAATGACGATAACTGACCCGGATTATGCAACAGATTTAGTCTAATATTTTTATATTATTTTTATATCAAATAATAATATAATGAGTGATGAAGAACATCCTTGTTTACATATAGAACTACCAAATACGGATTATGATAAAAAACTGTATAAAAATACTTTATTCGGTAAACCAGTTAAAAAAGATTTATTTCAAAGAAGTCAAGAAAAATTAGACGACAACTTCGCCAGCGTTAGAATCGTTCTCTCCAGTGAAACAAATGTAATAAACGATTTCATAAGTAGATTTTTCATATCTTATTTTAGTAGTGTATTTAATACTATTAAAATTACATATTTGCCTCAATACAGTTGTGAACCCTGTATAGGTCATCTTTTTTTCTAAATATTTTTGTTTTGAATTATGATAATATTGTTTGCAATTTTCTAAAAATGGGGGTATTTCATTATCAAAAATTCCCTTTTTATAGGAATTATTATTAAAAACATATGTATTATCTTCTTTAATACATATTTTATCGAGTAGTTCAAATAATAAATCAATTGGAATAGCGTTTTTAAATATTTGTTTAGACATTTTATATTTATATTTCTATTATATTAGAAAAACAAAATTATAAATCGTTTTTCTCTTAATTCAACAATTAGAATAATTGAATCAAATTGTTGGTGAATAATGCGAGTTCTATTTCATCTTCATGTATATTGTGAAAAACAGTAATATATTTACAAATAAATGGAATAATTTCATATTTTAAATTTTCATCAATGAGAGAAGTTATTTTCACAAAAGAAAAATAATTATCAAGAATATCCATTACAGAATATCCCTGGTCATAAATCACAAATAATACATTTAACGCCTCCACCAGTTTTCTCTCTTTCAATAAACAAGTATAACTATGAAAATCACAAAAATTAATATTCGTGCATATTTTTTTTATTAAATCAATATGAATCTTAGTATTCAGTAATTTGAACTTTTCCATATAATTAATCACTACTTTTGCACTATTATTACAAATATCCAACAAGAATTTTTCGGATTCAGTATCAATATGAATATCTTCATTTATTTTGATTTTGTTTATTATCTTTGTCATGTTATTACGGTCTAAGGGTTTAATTTTCACAATCGTAAATCGGGATTGTAAATTTTCTATAATTTTTTGTAAATTCGTGCACGAAGAAATAAAATGAACATTGTGGCTAAATTTATCAATGCAATTGCGAAATACTTGTTGACTTTGTTCATTAATAAAATCTAAATCATCCAAAACAATAATTTTTTTTTTATTTTTAATAGAAGAACATGTTTGGCAAAAGGTTTTTACATCATTGCGATAATAATTTATACCTTGCTCTTTGAGACTATTAATATATAAAATATTATCAGAATAGTCCGGAACATCTTTGTAATATTCCCGAATAATTGCATTTAAAAGTGATGTTTTTCCTGAACCCATGTTTCCAATAAACATGATATTTAAAGAATTCATTTTGATCAAAGTATTCAAAATTTCAATAATATCGACATCCATTTCGAAATCTTTCAAAAAAAGGGGTTGGTATTTATTGATCAGTAATGTATTTTCCATCGGTATAATAAATAATATTATTAGTTAAATACTATTTAAGTTTATCTCAAATAATAATAATATAAAAATGAGCGGTCGAAAAGAGGAAAGTTATTATGAAATTTTAGGTATTCCGGAAACTTCTAATTCAGAAGATATAAAACGTGCATATAGAAAATTATCCTTGAAATATCATCCAGATAAAAACAATGGTGATCCCGAAGGCGTCAAGATGTTTCATAAAATAAGTGATGCATATGAAGTATTGTCTGATTCGACAAAAAAAAACGAATATGATATGATGAGAAATAATCCATTCGCAAAAATGGCGCATGGATTAAATAGTCAAGGTGTTCATTTTGAAAATGTAGACGATATTTTATCCAATATCATATTTGGTGGATTGGGTGGAATGCCTTTTGGAATGCCTGGTATGCCGGGTGGAATGCAAGGCGGTATGCCTGGTATGCCTGGTGGGATGCCATTTGGTCCAAATATTCGAATATTTAGAAACGGTGTTCCTGTAAATATGGGTCTTGAAAAACCTCAACCAATCACCAAGACGATTGTAATCAATATGGAAACAGTTTTAAACGGCGGAAAAATGCCGGTGGAAATCGAGAGATGGATAATCGAAAATGGTAATAAAGTATACGAAACGCAAAAATTATACGTAGATATTGTAAAAGGAGTAGACAACAATGAGATTATTGTTTTAAAAGACCAAGGACATGTTATTAATGACCAATGTAAAGGTGATGTTAAAATATATATAAGAATCGAAAATGACGGTGAATTTCAAAGGCGAGGATTAGATTTGATTATGGAAAGAAAAATTTCTCTCAAAGAATCATTATGTGGCTTTAGTTTTGATTTAAAATATATAAATGGGAAAACATATACGATTAATAATCAAGCGGGTAATGTTATTCCACCAGAATACCAAAAAATAATTCCAAATATGGGATTAACGAGAGATAATCACACTGGTAATTTGATAATAATATTTCACGTAGAATTTCCTGAAAAAATGAATCTTGACAAAATAGATATATTAAAAAATATGTTATAAATCTAATATTATCCTTTGATTTTCAAGTTATATAATACTTGTTTGAGAGAAATAAGTATTATAATTCGGCGACGCGACAAAGATTCACCTTTCAGTGACACTTTTATTATATCTGAAATTTACATCACACCATCGTGCCATGTGGTCTATTATAGGAACATTTGTAATATTATTCATAATTTCGTCATCACTTCGATGCATATGGTAATTTACATCCAAATTTTTGTTTGCGTCTTGTGATAAACTGACAAATTTAAAATATTTACCAAATGATTCAGGTGTTTTACTTATTTCGTCATATCTACTCAATGACATATTTGAACATACATACATTTCCGGTGATAAATATAATTCATCCACTTTTTCTAATAATTCCAAATTTTCAGATTTAGACCACCAGAAATTTCCAGAAAAATGTATTTTAGGAAACAACATTAAACTGCACCCGACTGCGTCGTAATTTTCGAGTAATTTAGTATTTAAATGATGTTTTGTTAATGTGTAATGATTCATTATTTTACGAATACAAGTCACATTATCATAATACTTGTTATCCTTATCATAACTAATTCCTTTTGTATGAAAATAATACAAATAATACGGATCATTGGATATTTTTTTTATTTCATCTCTATAATTATTTAGAGCAAATCTTTCATGAGAGTTTTCACTCGTGGTAATGTATATAAATTTATCCTGGGAATCATAGATTTTAAACAGATTTAATATATCAGTTTCTTCGTTGTATAGAGTCAAATAAATCAAAATATTTTTGGATTTTTCATATAGACCCGATGTAATGAATAGATTCATTTGTTCCTTTATTATATTGATATATTCACCATAACAACAACAAAAATATAACCCGTAAATATCTCTCATTCTTGTTTTAAAATACGCAAAAATCTTTATATAATATTAATCTTTATATAATATTTGTGCGTTGACGGATAATTTGTTTGTTGGTAAATTTAGGATAAATATTATTATAATATATATAATATAATATATATAATATATAATATATAAAATGGCAGGACGACCAAGAAAAGTAAGAAGCATTCAATCATATATTAACAATTCCGACGCTCACAGCGGTCTCTCAATGTTAAAAGCCGGTACTCCACCAAAAGTAGGAGTGACTCATTATTTATGGTATAATTTACAAACCCAGTCAAATCAAGGTCAAATGGATTTTGTCAATAGCCCAGAATATTATAAAACACTTCAATGGCAACGTTATGGAAATTTAAGGCCATCATTTACACCATGTCCAAGACAAGCATATATAAATTTCCCTGCAAATCGATATCCTTCTGGTGTAAGACCTGCAACATTTAACGGTAATTTCAATTCGAATTAGAGTCGACGAAACATTAAACTCTCACAAGATCAAAATCTCACAAGATCAAAATAATATATAATTTATCCATGTGAATTATATATTTACAAGTAAAAATCTCCAAAAATTTATGAAATCTTCTTGGTAGGAATATCAGATGAAACCAAGTAAATCGAATTCTCAGTAATAATAATGTATTCTGATCCACTCTTGTAGAATTTTGCAATAGGAGATGTATACTCATCTTCTGATTTAACAAGTAATTTCTCACCAGTCTCCTTGACACCGACTAACGCCTTTTTATCCAAAGAAACTGACCAATAATCCAACATAATTGGCTTATCTTCAACAATGCCAAGTTTTGCAGCATGTTTCAAAGTTGTATCACTTGGTAATCTGTAATTAGATTCCGTTGCGGATGGTGTGTTTTGTTCTGACGACATTTATAATATAAAAAATTTATAAATCTTTAAATACTTTTTAATATAAATTAATTAAATTAGTTTTAGAATAAAATAATGCATAAAAATCTATAAATAAATATATACAGATTTATATAATGAATAATCAATCAAATATAAATCCTAATGGTATTGGAATCGGGAATTCTAAAAACAACCAAAGCTTTCCATCGCAGTATTCATTACATAATTCGGACAATTATATGACTACATTTCATTTTCAAATGAATGATATATTACAGAAATACAAAATTTTGGTGAATGAATATTTAAAATTTATAATTGAAAATATGAACTGCAAATCGCTTGAATTATTTAATTACATCATATTAAGAGGGCTAACAACAATCACCCATGTTTTTAAATTTATTCTATTTACCACTAAAAACTTAAATATGACATATTTTCATAGTCAAAAAGCATTTTATTATTATGTAGAATTTATTGGTCAGATTACCGGAGAACAAAACACTTTTTTACAATTAACATCTAAAGATGCTGTCATGTTTGTTTATAAAAAAACTATTTTTGAAATACATAATGATTATAAAAAAGTACTAACGAATGATGAAGTGACGGTTTTAAATATATTGGATATCTATTCCGATATATTAAAAACAATTATATGTAATTTTATCAATAATATCGATTTTATAAAAATAAAAGAAGAAAATAAATGTGATGATTATCTAATAAATATTGAAAAAACATGTGATATAATTATTACAACAAAAACCAGCGACAATCAATTGAAAAAAATAAAAATAATTATCGAATATTTGGCGGATTATAAAGAAAAATACCACGAGACAATTCAAATACTAATTCCAAAAATCATAAAAAACAAGACCCTATCAGATGAAATCTCAGAAGAAAAATTCAAGGAAAAAATGTCAAAAATCACATTGGACGAAAACACCGTAACCACGAATATTGAAACTTTTATAAATCATGTTTTAGACATTTGAAATAAGAATTTGCTTCTTTCGAATTTTTTTATTTTTATTTTTGATTTCATCATTTACTTTTATATTTTTTTGATTAATGTGACGGTATTCTGCAATCAACATTTTTTTCAAAAATTCATAAACCATATACAAGACATTGTCGTCGCACATACCGACAATCAAAATACTTCCAGTTCGAAATATCATAAATGAAACCTCTATATATTTTTTTGTTTTATCGCGATTATCGATTGACACTTGTATTCCTGTTTGTTCAGACAATTCCGGATTATAATAAAATTTACATTGTATTCCCGGGTAAGAACAAGGATCGTAAATACATTGAATATTGTACTTTAACTTTAAAATATCGTACAATACTTCACGATTTATATAAAACCCACAATTGAAATTAGAATTGATTAATACCGTATCACTCTTCTGTAAATATCCCAAAGGTTTATCAATATACGGCTGTAATGTTGAGATTATCATTCCAAGAACATCTTCATAAATCTTGTCATTTTGAATTCCAGGTATTTCTATTTTACCTGTATTAAAAACCTTTATATGAAACTCTTTAAACAAATCCTCGATTTTAATACGTAAAATCATAACAAAACAATTATAAAAGGCACTCTTCTTTTTACTGCGATAACTCATGATATCTTTTTTTGAAATACCAATACTGATTTTTCTGATATCTTTAAATTTGATTCTACCATTTGGATTGTTAATACTGGTAATAATTTGTTCATCCACATACAAATCGTCTTTAATCTTGTTTTTAATAAAATCGACTTCTTCTTGTGTTACTGAATTAAACTTCATTTGTTTTTTAATAACACCGTTTTTTGGAGTAGAATATTGAATAATTGGTATGTCCCAAAATATATGTTTCAAATCAACTTCTTGATTCAAATATGCAATTTTAGATTTCGTAGAAATATATATTTCGCTTGCTTTAGGAATATCATCCATAGATAATTCACCATTCTCGGAATTTCCGTTTTCATTATTTCCAGTATTTCCTACATTTCCAGTATTTCCCATATTTTCATCGGCTATTATATCTCCATCAATTTCATCATCGCAAGCATAATCATTTGAAATAAATTTAGCCCATTCATCATCTATGTTTATATTGTTTATATTGTTTATATTATTCATCTTATATATTAGTCTGTTTTTGCCTTTAAATTCTTTAAATTAAAATTATTTCAATTATTTTTTTAATTCACTACTATATAAAATAATGGAGACAAAGAGAATACCAATCCAATGTCATAAAAATTATTTAAAAAGAGATTTAGAGGAAACAAAAGAAGAAGATTACACTTTAGATTTAAACAAAAATATATTTGATCCATCGAAAAGCTCGCCCCCTAATGAATTTATGGAAAAATTAAATAAACGTATAGATGTATATAATCAGTTTAATTCATTATCTTCGTCTCCAGGTATTACATGTAACATGACATTGGTATCTTTTTTTGATAAAAAATAATACAATAATTTTAACAATATGTAATTTAAATAAATCATTTGATTACAATCAGGAAAATGCATTACATTTTCTATTAATTTTAATAATTGCTCACTAACAATTTCCTGTTTATTTCGAATAATATAATTTAAAAAATCTTTAATTATATTTTTTTTGTTTATATTGTATTTTCTACTAATATCTTTAATGTATTCAATAATTTCGTTTCTTTTCATACAAATACCACTATCATCCACACTCATAAATTTATTATATAAAAACTCCCATACTTTCTTATCTATAATGTAACATTTATTATTAATAACATCTTGATTTGATTGCAAGTAATTTATCATGCTTCTAATGTCCGAATTAAAAATTTGTTGTATTTGTTTCAGATGTTCTTCTTGAATATTTAATTTTTCCTTATCTGAAATGTTTTTTAGAAATGTAATTATATTTTTTTCAGGTAGTTGATTAAATCTAAGTCTTAGAAATTCATTTTGTAAACCCTCATCTATCCGGCTGATATAGTTACATATTAAACAAAAACGAACATTATTGTAATAATTTTGCAATAAATATTTTAAAGCTTGTTGTGCGTTTTTTGTCATGTAATCAACTTCATCCAATATAACAAACTTCATCCCCTTATTGAAGAGGGTTTTAGAATTAACAAACTGATTTATTTGATTTCTAATTATATCAATTCCTCTCTCATCTGACGCGTTTAAATGAATCACCAGACCTTTATTTTTTTCATTATTTACTTCTTGATATTTATTAATTAAATTGATAATTGTCGTAGTTTTACCTGTACCAGGCGGTCCATATAATAATAAATTTGGGAAATAGGATGTATCTATGATGTTTTGTAGTATTTTTTTATTAAATGGGTCAAGAACAATATCTTCAAATTCAGAAGGTCTAAATTTTTCTATCCAAGGTATAGACTCATTTTCTTTTGAATAAGTAGTCATTATCAATATAAGTATAATGTTTTATAGTTTTTATATTTTAGTTTTATTATTTTAGTTTTATTTTAGTTTTATTTTAGTTTTATTTTAGTTTTATTTTAGTTTTATTATTTTGAATAAAATAATTGAAATATATTTATTTATAAATAATAATGAATAAACAAATTATGTCTTCATATACTCAAAATTGTGATTCTGGTTATTTAGAGATTTTCATCGGACCAATGTTTTCCGGTAAAACAAGTAAATTAATCGATTTATATAAACAATATTCTTTCTGTAATATTTCCACAGCAGTCATTAATCATTCGTCTGATACAAGATACGATAATACGATGTTATCCACCCACGATAAAATAATGATTCCTTGCATTCAAACTTGTAAATTGAATGATATTCATGGTGAAATACAAGATGCAGATGTAATACTCATAAACGAAGGTCAGTTCTTCGACGATTTATATTCTTTTGTGATCGATATGTTGAAAAAAAATAAAAAGGTCTATGTTTCTGGTTTAGATGGCGATTTTGAACGTAAAAAATTCGGGCAAATATTAGATTTAATACCGTTGTGTGATAAGGTAACTAAAATGACTTCCTTATGTAGTTTATGCAAAAATGGTACACCTGGTTTATTCTCAATGCGTCTTACAAAAGAAAAAGAACAAATGCTAATCGGTTCATCAAATTATATACCAGTATGTAGATTGTGTTATGAAAACTCCAACTCCTCCTCCTCCAAAAATGAATAGTCGGATATTTGTATTGGGGTTTTTGGGTTTTTGGGTTTTTTGGGTTTTTTGGCTTATATTATTTTTTAAAATAACTTAAATCAATATCTATGTAATAATAAAAAATGGATGAAAATGTTGTTGATTGTCCTTCAGAAATGAATACTATAGTGGCCCCAGTAAAAGCAAAAAGAGGAAGACGCTCCAAAAAAGAAATAGAAATGGCAAATGAATTGGCGAATAAATTAAATAACAATCAATCTTCTGCATCTGTCGATTCAAATACCTTAGAACAAAATATAGTAGTTAGTTTAGAAAATAATATAGTGGTGGAATCTACCACAGAAAAACCTCCTCCTAAAAAAAGAGGTAGAAAGCCTAAGGGCGGTAAAATAATTCAACAAACGATAAAACCTGATAATAAAAAACAGGAAAAACCGAATATTATTTTACATTTAAAATGTTCAATTAAAGACTTGGATGAAAATAGTGAATTCAATATAAAAAATAATACGATTGAATCATATAATTTTGAAAATTCAAAAAAGGATTTTTTATATGAGGTTATTTCTCACGATGAACCAGTTCATACGACTACGTTGAATGATGATAACAAATGTTATCAAATTATTCAGCCAAATAAAAAATTCCAAGATAACGAAGAAGAAACGAAAGAAATATGGAAAAAACTGAAAAATTTGGAATATAATTTACACACAAATAATCTTTCTGATAAAAAATCGGCGTGTTTTTGGTGTTCATATGATTTTGATAATCCACCTATTTATATTCCAAAGCATATGATTAAAGAGAGCTATCATGTATATGGATGTTTTTGCACACCGGAATGTGCAGTTGCTCATTTGATGAATGAACATATAGATAGTTCAACCAAGTTTGAAAGATATTATTTATTGAATCATATTTATTCAAAAATATACAATTATACAAAGAATATAAAACCTGCGCCAGATCCGCTTCATATGCTTGACAAATATTATGGTACATTGACGATACAAGAGTATAGATCACTTTTGAAATCTGATAGGCTGTTTTTAATCGTTGATAAACCATTAATACGTATATTGCCGGAATTTCATGAAGATAATGACGAGTTTATCATAAATAATAAAATTATTCCATCAAATAATTACCAAGCGAAAAATAAATTGGCGTCAATTAAAAAAACCCAGACCAAGACAAGTATATTGAGTGAAAAATTTGGTTTGTAATTTTTTCATATACTGATGTTGCAAAATTCCAAGTAAAATAATAATATCATAATCAAAATAATATTATTATTCGTCTTTCAATCGAAGTGTATTTTGTTCGATTTCACTTTTGAGTTTTTCTTCCTGTTTGTTATTATACGATTTCATGGAATCATCCAATTTGTGACGAATTTGTTTGTAAATTTCTTGGTTAATTGAAGTAGTTTTTTGTGTTGGTGCCTTTTTTTCAGTAATACCAAGATAGGATTTAATAACTTTTATGTGATCATTGTTGTATTCCTTTAATTTTAAAGAAGCGATTTCTTGGGTGTAGTCTGTTTGACGCATAACTATTTCTATTTTTTCATTTAATTCATCTTTATCAACAAAAGTGATACCGTCCATTATAATTATAAATATTAAATATTTTTTAAACTATATTAAACGAAATTTATTATATTAAAATATACTCATGAATACAAATACAAATATAGAAAATATTATTAACGATGTCAATAATATTATTAGAAATGGTGTGAATAAATTAATATATGATTTTACTATAAATCATCTAACAAGTGAATTGGAAAAATGTAAAAATGAAATGGAATATTATAAAAATGAATTAGAAAGAATGCAAAAGCAATGTAATAATAGTGAAAATATAAAATTAGAAATTGTTGATATTCCGTTGAAATCGGGTGTTACTAAAAATACCATTGATCAGTTTTTTTCCATAAATAATAGTAAAAATGAAATTGTTTCTGAAAATATTACTTTAAATGTTGCGGATGATGAAGAAGCGAGTTCCGACGAAGATGAATCAAGTGTAGAAGAAGATGTAAATTTGGACGAAGAAGATAATGCAGGCTCCGTTGCAGGCTCAGTTGCAGGCTCTGTCGCAAGCTTAGAAGAAGTCGAAGAAGAGGCGGAAGTCGAAGAAGAGGCGGAAGTCGAAGAAGAGGAGGAAGTCGAAGAAGAGGAGGAAGTCGAAGAAGAGGAGGAAGTCGAAGAGACGGCCGCAAGCTTGGAAGAAGTCGAAGAAGAGGAGGAAGTCGAAGAAGAGGAGGAAGTCGAAGAGACAGTCGCAAGCTTAGAGGAAGAAGGCTCGGTTGCAGGCTCAGAAGAAGAAGAGGAAGTATTTGAAATAGAAATAGATGATGTTACATATTTTACTGAAAATGAAGAAAATGGAAACATATACGCGGTAGATGAAAATGGTGATCCCGGTAATAAAATCGGTTATTTAAAAGAAGGTGAGCCATTTTTTTATTAAAAATTATAAATATATTTTTTTATGCGTGTAATATAAATGTTAAATTTATGTGCTCCAGCAATTATTTATTTATTTTTTAGTGGAACACAAATAATAATTGATATCTATAAAAAATTATATAATACTGCATTTATTAAATTTATTATTATGATAATGGTTACTATTTTATTAAATATATTGTGTCAGAGAAATTTAGGAATAATATCATGGTTAATAGTGTTTATTCCATTTATCTTCCTCACTGTCATTGTAAGTATAGTTTTATATGTTTTTGGTCTGAGTGCTTCAACTGGTACACTAAATAAAAATGATTTATTTAAAGAACCTCCATTACCAGGACCTCCACCGCCAAGTAAAGGTCAAGAAACTATAATAGTAAATCCTCATCCAAGACACGGGTTAAGTAGATATATTCGCATAGAAGGAATGCCACCACCAACATCCGACTCACATTTAAAGCCTGCGCCTTTCGTACCTCCACCCATTTGTCCATCACCACCTCCACCAAAAAAATGCGATGACCCCAAAAAGGATGAACAAAAAAAAAATCAAAAACCAAATTATTGTCTTCCAAAACCTCCACCAGGAGGCACAACATCGCCGGCTTATGAAAGTTTTATTTCGAAAATGAGTTTTTGAGTTATTTAAATGAAAATTGTTAGTAAAACCAATATAAAAACATGTATATTTAATAATATAACATGTTTTTAGAAATTGTTACTGGAATTTTTTTATTTCATTCAATAATGATGGAATTTTTTGAGGAACGATATATAAATTTACAATATAAATTTTCGTATTTATTAATGTATATATTTAGTTTTATTGAAATAAAAATAAAAAATATTTTCAATCAAATAGGTAAAAATGAATATGTGATAAAATTAATGGATAGTATGGAAAATAGTAATGATAAAAATACTCCAACCGAAAATGATGTTGAAATTATTTCAGATAATAAAGTGATTAAAACTTGTGGAAAGAAAAATGCATATTTATTTTTTGTAAATGATTGTAATTTTATGATATATTCAGAAAAAGTGCAACAAACAAGCAGAACAAATAAAGTGATTATTCATAATAAAAACAAATTAAAAAATGACACATTTAAATGTGTTCCATGTAAATACATGTTTATTTCGGTTGAATTGTATATCCAAAATGATTTGAAAGAAGTGAATTATAATTTGAAATTATTTTCAAATGGAGATAATTATTATATGGCGAATAATAAAATAGATAGATATGTAATTTGTTTTTTATTAGAGAAACAATATGGTATTTATTTCAATCCAGAAAAATGCAAGTATAGAATAAGTATAATTGATCAAAGTGCAAATATGGTGGAATTATGTCACAAAGATGTTTTGATTTTATATGAAGATAATTATGAAATAATAGAGGTCATTGGTGATCATTTAGAAAATATAGTTGACGTTGAAAGTGTTGATAGTAATGAAAATGATGAAACTAAGAATAATTATGAAATAATAAATGAACCGATTGAATAATAGAATAATGTAATAATGTAAAATAATTATTTTTTAAACAATATAAAAAAAAATAATTATAATAGATTATATGGTGACTCCCCAGACAATGGAAACAGAAACACCAGCAGAAACGACTGCACATCATCTTTTATCAGATAAATGGACTTTATGGGCACATTTACCACATGATACCGATTGGAGTATTAATAGTTATAAGGTAATTTATAACATAGAAACAGTAGAAGGAGCAATTGCTATTATTGAGACTTTGCCAGAAGTTTTAGTAAAAAACTGTATGTTATTTATAATGCGACAAGGAATAACACCTATATGGGAGGACCCAAGAAATAGAAATGGTGGTTGTTTTTCTTATAAAATATCAAATAAAAATGTATATGATGTTTGGCGTAAATTGACTTATGTGTTGGTTGGTGAAACGATTAGTAATCAAAGTTCGTTTGTTTCCAATGTAACGGGGATAACTATATCACCAAAAAAGAATTTTTGTATAATAAAAATATGGATGTCTAATTGTTCCAACCAAAATCCGGCAATAATAACAAATGAAATTCGTGATTTACAAAGTCAGGGTTGTTTGTTTAAGAAACATGTTCCTGAATATTAGTATTCTTATAAAAATTTATTTTTTAATAATATATTTAAAAAATAAGTTAAAAATAAACAAAACTATTATAAATAAAAAGAAATGGTGGAATTAGTCATAACCGAAAAAGAAAATTCTACAAATAAAACGATTTGTTTGAATATGATTGTTAAAAATGAATCTCGTATTATAAAAGAAACATTGACTAAATTATGTGGAAAAATAAAATTCGATTATTGGGTTATTTGTGATACTGGATCAACAGATAATACGATTGAGGTAATTACAGACTTTTTCATGGAAAGAAAAATACCAGGTGAAATGTATCAACATGAGTGGAAGGATTTCGGTTATAATAGAACGCAAGCCCTCGTTTGTGCGTATAATAAAACTGATTATGTTCTTATTTTTGATGC